CGTTGATGTCATTTGCCAGAACATAGTTAAATCATGATTCAGCGGTTAGTAAGCAACACCCACGACGCGGAGACGAACGGCAAGGAGAGGCTGTACAGAAGTTAGGGCAGTGGGGAAATGTAGGCGAGCGTTATAATTGAGACGAGGCGGCTGTTGGTAGAAATTGGCGGGCTTGAAGACATTGGTGATGAAGGGCAAGTCAAGATTGATTTCCCAAGTGGCGGGGGCCGGAAAACCCGTGGCGCTAGTGAGGGGAACCATGTCGACGTACGTGTTGCCCTCAAGCAGCTCAATGGCTGTTCGGTCAGCAGGGGCGGTCTCTCTGCCTTGCGACACGCCGACGGCGATGTCGAAAATGTGACCGGCAGCACCACGCATTGGGGTGAATTTCAACTCAAGCTTGATAAACTTAGCGTCAGAAAAACGCTGAGTAATGCCGGTCACAATGCCGGTGGTGGAGGGAACGACGCTGCCATGAATGCTGCGAGTTCCAATGCCCGCGTTCGGACCACCTTGCAACCAATTGTCGGAATTATAATATGTGACGACCGTCCACTCACGAGAGAATTGCCCAGCATTATGTCCCTGTCCAATTGCGCTGATACCACGCGGAATGGCCGTGAAAGCCCCAGTGTTTTGCACAAGCTGGGTCACAGCGGCGGTAGTTGCACCGACGGCACCAGTGGAAGGGGGAACTTGGGACGTGTTGTTTTGCATGTTGTGAGTGGATGTTGAAACAAAGCCATATTTAATAGAGCAAACGCAGAAAAGAACCCTAACACAGGAGACACGCAAAGAAGAAAAGGCGCGGATTAGAAAAGAACCGGAACGCAACAGAGGAAGAGAACCAACCGTGATTATCAAATCAACGATTTAATGAGAGGCGGTGTGTCAAGGTTGAGTCTGAGACAGAGAGCACGCAAGAGATGATGTTGTCTTCGTAATAGACGTTTCTCAGGGCGAGTGAGTAACCACAGTCGGGCTATCAAGACTGCGCAGGATTCTCGAAGAGCTTGGACGGCATCGAACGTAAACTGCACTTGGGAGAACAACACGGCGGAAAGAGTCGGACACAGTTTGTGGCCGAGTTCAATGAGAAAGCCAAGACAATGTACGTCGATTTCCGACAAGTGATCTGACATGACGTCACCCAACCGATAGGCTGTGTGCAACTCAGACAAGTAACTCGGTAACACGGCCATGAGGTCTCCTTTCGTGATGTGGAAGAGCGTCTTCAAGTACATTAACGTCGGGTTACGAATGAGGCCAGCAGAAGTGACAACGTAACCACAAAAGTCGATTGAGGGTGCTACCACAGTTTTAGAAATGACTGCAATGTGACGACTCTGTAAAGACCACTGAGGTCGTTCAACGCATGCTTGGTTGATCGCCGAATCATCGCCACCGAAAAGGGCCAAGCAGTGCAACTTTCCATATTTCAACGAACTAACGGCAATGGAAAACAGCGTGTTGAAATCAAAAGTGCCTGGCTCACCGGTGTCTCGACTCACGTCTTTGGGGCCGATTAGATTGCTCCGAATCGACACTTTCCACTGCTCATAATTGTCGACGAGGGCATCGGGTAGGCCAGCGAGGCGCATGACATGACACTCGAGCAGAACCGAATCATACCCCTGGGAAGCATCAAATGCGGTGTAATCATTAGCCGTTGAAGGACGGTCGATCCAAGAACCGCGAACTCGCTCGGAAAGAGCTGATGGAGATAGTCCCACATTCAAAATTATGTTGTTGGGTATCTCGGGGTACAAAACACGGCGTACGTACTTCACACAAGGACCGTAATCGAAGAGAACGGC